CACGGAAGCATCGGTAGTTTTGATTGACCCCGCACGAGCGGGGGGAAGGGGGAGGGACCATGAAGATTGAATCTGTACCTATAGCCAAGCTGTCGCTCGACACGGCGAACGCTCGCACCCATGACGACGATAACATTGCGGCGATCGTCTCATCGCTCAAACGATTCGGCCAGCAGAAGCCGATCGTCATTGACGCGTCGAACGTGATCCGAGCAGGCAACGGCACCTACGTCGCAGCGACGCAGCTCGGTTGGGTTCACATCGACGCAGTGCGAACGAAGCTAACCGCGACCGAGCTGTCGGCCTACGCGATCGCAGACAACCGCAGCAGTGAGAAGGGACGCTGGGACGATCAGGTTCTGTCTGCGACGCTGCGAGCGATCGCAGACGCAGACGAAGAGCTGTCGAAGCTGCTCGGGTTCGACGACTCGCAGCTCGCCGCGTTGCTGCTGATCGAAGATCCGATCGACTCGCCTGACGACTTCCCGATCGTCGACGAAGACATCGAGACGGAGCACGAGTGCCCCAAGTGCAACTATCGTTGGAGCGGCAAGAGCGAAGCAACGGTCGAGGCTGATGGCTAAAGCGAAGCCGCCCTATCACGTCCCGACGATGGACGAGATCGAAGCAGTACCGTCGAACGGTCTACGAGTCGCGTCGACCTTCAGCGGCTGCGGGGGCTCGTGCTTGGGCTATCGTATGGCCGGGTTCAATGTCGTCTGGGCCAACGAGTTCATTCGGGCAGCTCGCGACACGTACGAACTGAACCACCCCGAGTGCACGATCGACCCGCGAGACATTCGCGACATCAAACCCGAAGAGATCCGCGAGCGTGTCGGCGAGATCGATCTACTGGACGGCTCTCCGCCCTGCTCTGCGTTCTCGACTGCGGGCAAGCGTCAGCACGGGTGGGGCCAGGTCAAAGACTACAGCGACACGCAGCAACGCGTCGACGATCTATTCTTCGAGTTCGCTCGAATCCTGAAGGGACTGCAGCCGCGAGTGTTCGTCGCAGAGAACGTCGCGGGATTGGTCAAGGGTGCGGCGAAGGGAATGTTCTTGGAGATCCTTTCGACGCTGAAGCAGTGCGGCTACCGCGTGACGTGTCGCGTGCTCGACGCTCAATGGCTCGGCGTCCCGCAGTCGCGTCGTCGCACGATCTTCGTCGGCACCCGTCTCGATCTCGACTGGGAGCCCGTGCACCCGAAGCCGCTCCCGTATCGATACACCGTGATCGACGCACTGCCCTGGATCGTCTCTGTCGAGGATGGGCTGAACAGACCCCCGAAGAGATCCGCCGTGCCGTGCCCGACGATCTTGACGCACGGGAATCGCAAGACGCAGTCGAGTCGCGAAGTCGAAGCGGACACCCGAATGTATCCCTGCTACGAATCCGAGTGGGACAAGCTACTGCCAGGGCAGGCAAGCGAAAAGTTTTTCTCGCTCGTGCGGATCGACCCGTCGAAGCCGTGCCCGACAGTCGACACGTCCGCAGAGCGTGCGAGCGTCTGCCACCCATACCAGAAGCGGAAGTTCTCGATCGCGGAGCTGCGTCGCATCTGCGGCTTCCCTGACGACTTCCAACTGACCGGGACCTATGCCCAGCAGTGGGAACGACTCGGTCGAGCAGTGCCGCCCGTGATGATGCACAAGATCGCAGACGCGATCGCCAAGGAGATTTTCAAAGTATGAATACGGTAGACAAAGTCCAGCCGGGCCAGCGTTGGGAGTTCGACGAATCCGTGACCGCTGCGTTCGACGACATGCTGAAGCGATCGATCCCCCAGTACGACGTGATGCGATCGAGCTGCGTCGAGCTGGCGTCGCAGTTCGTGCAGCGAGGGACCGACGTCGTCGATCTCGGTTGTGCACGCGGCGAGGCTATGGCAGAGCTGATCCGTCGACGCGGTGCCCACAATCGCTTTGTCGGCGTCGAGATCTCGAAGCCAATGGCAGACGTCTGCCGTCAACGCTTCGCAGGACTGATCGACGCGAGCGTCGTCGAGATCCGCGATGACGATCTTCGCACGACGTACCCGCCCGTACGGGCAAGCGTGACGCTCGCAGTGCTGACGCTGCAGTTCATTCCGATCGAGCACAGGCAGCGACTCGTGAAGGCGATCTTCGACAGCACGCTCGACGGTGGTTGTCTGATCGTCGTCGAAAAGGTGCTCGGGCACACCTGCGACATCGACGACGTGCTCGTCGAGCAGTACCAGCGACTGAAGAAAACGAACGGCTACAGCGACGACGACATCGAACGCAAGCGACTCGCACTCGAAGGAGTGCTCGTGCCCGTGACGGCTCGCTGGAATCGCGAGCTGCTCGTCGGTGCGGGCTTCAGGCAGATCGATTGCTTCTGGCGTTGGATGAACTTCGCTGGCTGGCTGGCGATCAAATGAGTGACGACGATCTGTCGACGCAAGAGATCAAGGACGTCGGGCGTGCGTTCCGCGAACGCTGGCCGATCGGGAACGACTTTCGCACCGCAGTCATTCGACGACTGCTGCACATCGTTGCCGACAAGGACGCGTCGACGCGTGACGTGATCGCGGCGAGCCGGGCACTACTGCAGGCGGAGAAACAAAACCAAGACGACGACTGGCATGACGATGAAACTGAACAACAAGGAAATCGCTTTCTTGAAATCGCTCGACAGCTCGGCCTTGAAGTCAGTGTTGAACCGATACCCGAAGAACGACCAGACAGCGATTCTAACCCAACTCCTTGACGGCACGACGATCGCGAAGGAGTCGTCGCCTAAAATCTCGCACCGCGAGTCAGCACTGCGACACGCGACGAAGGCGAGCCGCAGCATCCAAGACATCGCCCCGCTGCCGTTGCCCCCGATTGGTGAGTTCGCCGAGCTGCGTCGCGAGTGTCAATCGCTGCGTCGACATTTGCTCGTCTGCTATCCCAACGCGTTCACGCTGAAGTTTTCCCCAGACCACGAGCGACTGATCGACTCGATCGAAAAGGCAGTCACGGTCGGACAGCTTAAAGCGATCGCGATGCCACGCGGCAGCGGCAAGACGACGATCATTCTGCGAGCTGCTCTGTGGTCGCTGCTCTATGGGCTTCGCAAGTTCTGCGTGATCGTCGCCGCGACTGAAGCCTTCGCAGCCGGGCTCCTGCGATCGATCCAAACCGAGCTGATGACTAACGGGATGCTGCACGCCCTCTACCCGCAGGAGACGTACGCCCTCAGACGCCTCGAAGGTGAATCGCGACTAGCAGCCGGGCAACGCTGCGACGGCGTTAGAACGCATGTCGCCTGGCGTCAAGACCGTTTGAACTTCGGCGACATCGAAGGCGTCACGACCAGCGGGGCCGCTCTGTCGTGCGTCGGGCTCACCGGCAGCATTCGAGGGCAGCAGTACACAACCGGCAGCGGGCACGTCGTACGCCCCGACATCGTGCTCGTCGACGACTGGCAGACCAAAGAGTCGGCAGCGTCTCCGACGCAGTGTCGCACCCGCTACGAGCTGATGATGGGCGACGTGCTCGGGATGGCCGGGCCGGATAAGTCGATCGCAGCACTCGCGACGGGTACGGTGATCTTCAGACGCGACGGGATGGAACGTCTGCTCGATCGCAAGACGTCTCCGCAGTGGCAGGGCGATCGCTGCCAGCTCGTCTACAAGTGGCCGACGAACGAAAAGATCTGGGACGAGTATCGCACCGTCCACGAGGCAGAGCTGCTCGCTGGCGGCGACGGAACACTCGCTCGCGACTTCGTCGAAAAATATCGCAAGATCATGCACGCTGGTTCGCGGGTCGGCTGGGAACAACGCAAGCACGCGAGCGAAGCGTCGGCACTGCAGCACGCGTACAATCTGAGGTTCAGGGATGAAGCGACGTTCTGGGCCGAATACATGAACGCACCGCTGGCCGCTGCAGTCGAGCAGCCAATCGAACTCGACGCCGAAGAGCTGTCGCACCGAACGAATAACACGCCGCGAAACGTCGTGCCGATCGAGTGCGAAAAGATCACGGCGTTCATTGACGTGCAGCAACGTCTGCTCTACTTCGTCGTGGTCGCTTGGGAGCTGAACGGACGCGGGCACATTATCGACTACGGCACGGCCCCCGATCAGAACCGTCTGCACTTCAACAAGTCGCACGTCACCCGCACGCTGCAGACTGTTCACAATACGAGCATCCTCGCGGAAGCGTTGGGGGCCGGGCTCGAAGATCTCGTCGACACTCTGTTCGGTCGGCGGTACGAGAAACAAGTCGGCGGACGCGGCGAAGTTCTGATGCGACTTGACCGGATTGGGATCGATGCTCGCTGGGGATACTCAACGAGCACGGTGCGACGATTCTGTCGAGAGACAAAGCACATGGGCCGAGTTCACCCAATGATGGGGCAGTACATCGGCAGCGACAATCGCCCCTGGCATCGCTGGACGCATCGCGTGTCGGATCTGCTCGGGGTGCACTGCAAACTACAAGCACCACCCAAGGGCGTTCGCGGAGTCGCCGAGCTGCTCGTCGATACGAACTGGTGGAAGACCTGGGTCGGCGAACGACTCGCGACGCACCGTGGAGCCGACAAAGCGATCTTGCTATTCGACGCACCCCCGCACGCTCACCGAATGATCGGCGAGCACTTCGCGAGCGAGCCCGCACAACTGAAGACAGGCAAGAGCGGGAACAAGGTGATCGAGTGGGGCCAGCCCAGCAGCGGAGTCGACAACGACTTCTGGGATTGCCTCGTCGGTGCCAGCGTGCTCGCGAGTGTCGAGGGCGTACGAGTTGAACCGAAGACAGACCGAGAACAAAAAGCACCCAAAAAGGCAAAAGCAAATGAGCAGAAAACGAACAGGGACGAGCGGGTCACGCCGCTCCGCTGGTAAGACTCGCGACGAACGCGATCGCTATTGCGTCGTGCACAATCGCCCGACCGGGTGCCCGCGTTGCGGCTGCACTGATCGCGTCGGTCTGTCGGGCGTCAAGGTCGCAGCGACGCCCGGTGAGTTCGGCGGCGAGCGATACACGCACGTCAAGCGATCGCGAACGCAGTGTCGCGACTGCCGTCAGCGGTACGTCGTGATCGACTACCTGCGGCCCGCAACACGAACAAAGTCCGAGCCTCGGACAAAGGATCACGAAACTTGCACCGAAGCTCGGACGGTCGAAGACGAGTCGCGTTAGTGCTTCTATTTTGCGTGGCATGGCAAGCCCAACCCGTAAAGAGATCGAAGAGCGAATCGCGTCGATAGACGTCACGCTGGCCGATGGTATCTCGTCGGTCACGACTGACGGGACGACGACGTCGGTCGACTTGGGCTCGCAACGGGTCGAACGAAAAGAGCTGCGGCGGCGACTGTCGACAATGGTGCAGCCTGTAGCTATGGCCGTGAACTTGGGATCGTTCTGATGTTCAAGACGGTCAACCGTGTTCTCGGTACTCGCTTCGGGTACGACGCACTGACGCCACGCGGCAGACGTCGCGAAGTCTCGTCGGTTGTCACTCGCGAAGACGCCAAGGTTCGCGGCAGCAAGCATCGCAAGCTGCAGGAGACAGCATCAGAGCTGCAGCGGAATCTATCACTCGCCGGGTGGATGGTGCGACGTCATCTCGACTACGTCGCTTCATTCAAGTTCAGATCCCGCACCCAGAACGAAGAGCTGGACAAGACGATCGAGCGGCTGATGGAAGAGGACTCCCGGCCCAACGCTGCAGACGTCGCGGGCCGCTACAGTCGCGAAAAGATGTTCCGGCTTGCTGAGTCGCGACGCGTGCTCGACGGCGACGTCGCGATCGTGAAGCTGGCCGACATGCGAATGCAGGGAATCCAAGCGGACTTGATTCGCGACCCGCAGGGCAACGCGATCAAGACCGGTGAACAATGGATCAATGGCGTGCTGATCACGAAGGTCGGTCGCCCGTTGTCGTTCGGTATCTACTCGCGACGCGACTACGCCCAGACAGAATACACTCGACGCGTCGATGCAAAGAACGTCATCTTCTATGGATTCTTCGACCGTTACGCGAGCGATCAGGTACGCGGCGTCTCGCCACTTGTCGCTGCACTCGCACCGCTGCAGGACGTTTACGAAAACCTTACATACGCACTCGCCAAGGCAAAGGTATCGCAGCTACTGGCGATGGCTTTCTTCCGCGAGTCTGGCACGAGCATCGGCGACATCAGCAGTGTCGTCGGTGCCGGTGTCGCCCCTGACGACGACGAGATCGATCAGGACGTCGCAGAGCCCAGACGATACGAAGTCGACTTCGGCGGGGGGCCGCAAGTCTTCAACCTTGACCCCGGCGACCGTGCCGAGTTCATCGAGTCGAAGACGCCGTCGACCGAGCTGCAGAACTTCACCAACCTCGTCATTCAGATCGCGTTGAAGGCTCTGGACATTCCGTACTCGTTTTACGACGAGAGCCACACGAACTTTTTTGGGTCGCGTGCTGCGTGGATGCACTACGAGCGAAGCTGCAAGGACAAGCGGGGCGACCAGATCGAGATGCGTCGCCAGTACACCGTATGGAAGCTGCAGGGCTGGATCGCCTCGGGGCGACTCGTGCTGCCTGCTGGCGTGCGACTGATCGATCTTGTCTGGGAGTGGGTGCCGCTGGGCATGCCCTGGTGGGACCCCGCGAAGGAAATTTCGGGACACGTCGCAGCGATCAAGAACGCACTGGACACGCCGCAACGTATCTGCCGCAGCACTGGCACCGACTACTTCGAGAACGTCGACGACATCGCGGTCGCGACTGAGTACGCAAAGAAGGCAGGCGTCGCCGTCGAGTTCGCAGTCGAACTCGCACAGGGTGCCGCAGACCTGACCGGCGAGACGCCCGACGACGACGACGCAGATGACGAAGACGACGACGAAGACGAACCCGAAGACGAGGACGAAGACGATGTCGACGACGCTGACGAAACCTAAAAAGACAGCTCGCACCAGGCGTGCCGTATTCGACGCGACGATCGCCGCTGAAGCGTTCCGGTCCAGCCAAGCGGAAGTAGACGAAGAGAACGTCAAAGTCTCGGACGCGGGCGGACGCTTCGCGGGGGGCGTGCTTTACGGTGTGTCGCTGATCAGTGCAGGGGAAGCCCTCGGGCACGAGATGTGGATTGACGACGTCGCAGTCGGTCAAGTTGCCGAGCTGGCAGCGAACGACGAGCACGGTCTAAAGAGTCGCTTCACTCATCCGTCGATGTCGACAGACGGGCTCGGGCGTCACCTGGGCCGGATCTTCGGCAGCGAGCAAGACGGCAGCAAAGTTGTCGGCGATCTGCACTTCGCGAGCAGTGCCCACGATACGCCCGATGGCGATCTGGCCGACTACGTCATGCAGCTCGCGACCGAAGACCCGCAAGCCGCTGGGCTGTCGATCGTCTTCGACCGATCGCTCGAAATGGAGCACGACTTTCTGCTGATGCACGGTGCAGAGGTCACGGCTGATGGCTGGCTAGATACGTCGAAGTTCATCAGTCCAGATGAAGACAACGTCGAGAACTTTCCGCACGTTCGCGTGGCAGCACTCGCAGCCGCAGACATCGTCGACCAACCGGCAGCGAATCCTGACGGGCTATTCGATCGACAACCAGAAGCGAGGAACGTCGACGCGTTCCTCGCGTACGCACTCGGCGTCAGCACCGACCGCCCCGACTCGACGCAGTTCGGCGTCGATCCCGATCGGGCGTCGCAGTTCATCTCGCGATGGCTCGAAACCCATTCGCTTTCACTCACTCCGACAAAGGACGATCCAGATATGACAACCGACGCACCCGCTGCAGACGTAGTCGAGCAACCAACCCGCGAAGACTACAAGGCCGAGTCGCTGAAGTTCCGCGAAGCGTTTGGCCTAGAGAACGGGACCAAATGGTTCGACGACGATACGTCGTACGACGACGCTCTGCGTCTGCACTGCGACGCACTGCAGGCAACCAACAAAGAACTGCAGGCGTCCAACGACGAGCTGCAGAAGCGACTCGACGACGTCACGCTCGGCGAGGCAGATCCGATCGACGTGACAGGTAGCCCGAAAGAGGGCGAGGCAAAGAAGCGGACGTTCGTCGAAACGACCGCACGCCCCAGCAACAACTAACCCGTCGCCGGGCGTCCGTGGCCTGCTTCGGCGGGTGTCTCGGGCGTCTCGGTGACTCCAAACCAACTCGGCGTCGACTGGGTGAATGCCCATCGCCCCTCCGCGTAACGCTTGCCCGGTCGACGCCTCCAATTCAAACCCTCCCGACAAGGAACTTTTCCAATGGCCGACGTATTCACGACAACCGCCGATCTGCTTCAACTGGGCGACGGCAACATCAGCGACATCAATGTTTCCGAGCTACTCGAAGACGCTCCCGTTCTGGCGATCATGTTCGCCCAGCAGGCGAGCTACGAAACAACCCACGAGTGGTTGAAGAAAACGGTCGCACCTGCGGTCGGCTTCCGTGCGATCAATGACGGACGCGAGAACGACAAGGCGACGTATGCAAAGGTCATCAAGATTCTGGAACTCTTTGACGCATCGTTCTCGATCGATCAGGGCTTGCTGCAATCCAAGAGCGGCGAGTCGCTGAAGCGACGCGAAGCAGTCGACCACATGAAGGCCGCGTTCGCTGATCTGGAAGGGCAGCTCTTGAACGGCACGATCGGCGGCAGTGCTGATGGCTTCGATGGCTTCGCCGACGAAGCGAGCGTCGACGACTCCGACGATCCGATGGTGATCAATGCGGGTGGAGCTGTCGCCGACGTCCAAACGTCTGTCTGGCTCGTACGCAACAACGAGGAAGCGTGCAGTGTGGTCTACGGACTCGACGCAAAAATCAGCATTGGCGAAGAGTACCCCGCGATCATGCCGGGCAGTGTCACGGGTCACTACGATGCAATGCGAACTCCGATCCTGTGGTACGCCGCACTGCAAGTCGCGACGACGCTCGATCTGGGTCGCATCTGCAACCTCGACGCTGTCGCGACGCTGACCGACAAGCTGATCAGCGAGGCGATCGCATTGTTCCCATCGCAGCGGAAGCCCAACTTCCTCGCGATGACGCGACAGAGTCAGCAGCAACTGCAGGACAGTCGCACGGCAACGAACCCGACTGGTGCACCTGCACCGTTCCCAGAGTCGGCGTTCAACATTCCGATCATCACGACTGATCAGCTCACCAACACGGAAGCGATCGTCACTGCAGCCTAATGCCGAACCTGCTAAATCGAGCCGTCACCACGCACGTCGCCCGTCTGCAGAAGGCAGCGGGCGAGCTGGTGACGTATCGACGTGGCAGCAGTTTCGTCGAGCTGATCGCGGTGATCGGTGCGACAGTCTTCGACGAGGCGATCGGCGAAGGCGAGACAACGGCAGAGACGCGATCGGTCGACTTCATCTTCGCGACGAACGAACTCGTCCTCGGTGCAGAACGAATCGACCCGAAGCGTGGCGACGTCGTCGAACGCAAGAACGGCGAGACGTTCGACGTGATGCCAGGAACGAACACCGCCCCGAGTCAATGGAACGACGGGCGTCAGAATCTTCATCGAGTTCATACGGTGCGACGTGTCAAGAGCCAGTGACCTGCGAGACGCATTACGCGACATCCTGAAGGCTGCATTCCCAGAAGTGCAAGTCGATTCGGCTGTCGTGCCAACGTACGATCGCGAAGAGCTGCTCGACCCTCGCATCTGCGTGATGATCAGCACTCGCAACATTGACGCCACGCAGGGGCCGGACACGCGTGACGTCGTGTTATCGATTGGGGTGCTCGCAGCCACGCCCGAACTCGAAGGCCCATCGCTCGACGAAGAGCAGCGTCGCGAGCAAGAGCTGAAGGCGACCGACGCGTTCGACGATCTATTCGAGCAAGTCTTGGCACTCTGGACCCCGACGTCGACAGCCCAGCAAGCATACCTCGACGTCGCCGAGCACCGCTGGCGATCAATCGAGCAGACGCAGGCGATCGACTTTTCAATGTATCGAGAGCGTGGCGTCTGGCTCGCTGTCGCGTTCGTGACGTACCGCGACAATCGCGACGACTAACCCGACCAACTACCCCAAAGGAACCCAACCCATGCTTATCCCAACACCCTTCGGCGTGATCGCGATGCCCGAGGATCGCGTCATGCTCGTCAGCGATCTGCATCGCGGAGCCTACAGCGGCAAGGAGACTTTCCTCTATGACAATTCTGGGACGCACGCGGCCCCGGTCTGGGAAGAGATCTTCCGAGCTAGAAACATTCAGGTCAACGACGGGCCATCGTTGAACGACGTCGAGTTCCACGGTGCCCAGCAGACGAGCCAGATCCCAGGCTACACGGCATTCAATGGGTCCTTCGAGTACGTGCGACGCAAGGGCACCGACGACGTCTACGACCGGTTGAAGGCTGCGAGCGAGGCCGGGACGATCGTCGACATGGTTCACCTGAACGGAACGATCTTGCTGACTGAATCTGTCGGCTGGCGTTCGCCCGTCTTGCTCGGTGAGTTCGCAGAGACGGACAACGGCAGCGACCCCGTCGTCGTGACGATCCCCTTCGCGAAGGCTGACGCGTACGACGACAGCGAAGACGCGATCGATAAGGTTCCCTTTACCGGCACTACCCCAGGACCATAAGCCCGATGGCAAAGTTCACTGACAAGCACGGCGAGAGTTGGACGGTCCACATCTCGCTTGAAAAGACTCGACGTCTGGCGACTGTCGTCGGCGTCGACGTTTTCAATCCGAGCGACTACCAAAAGCTATTGGAGTCGATCGGCGTGCGTCTTGAATACATTTGGCACTGCTGCCGCGAGCGTGCAGACGAACTCGAAGTCGCGTCGCTCGACGCGTTCGCCGAACGTCTGATGAACGAGAACTCAGTGACTGACGCGAGCGACGCCCTGCAGGTGGCGTTGATAAATTTTTACCGGAGGATGGGGCAGACGGCTCTGCTCGTTCTGGCGGAGACGAACTTGAAAGCGATGCAGGACGCACGCAAGGAGATCGAGGACCCGAACTTTCGGAAGCGACTCGACAGGCAACTGAGTCGTGGTGCCAGGTATTCGAGATCGCGGCTGGACTCGGAATTGACTGGGGACCTCTCACCCTCCGAGAGTTAGTGCGAGCTGGGATCGCCAAGCGTGATCGCGACTGGGACCACACGGCAGAGACGATCGCTTCGCTGGGCTCGTGCTTCACGGGGCAGCGAATCTCGCTCTCGATGTGTCACCCGTATCGCAAGTCCAAGCCCGTGAA